ATTGCGGCTGGGGAAAGTTACTCGCTGAGTATGAAACAACCTGGCCACAAAAGTGGTCCTTTAATCTTCTTTATTGAAGGTTGAATCAAACACAACTACGACTCCTCCATAGTTGTTTAAGGGGTTGCGAACCCCTCAATATCACGGGCATGAATCAATCTCATGTCCGATTTATAATTTTTCCAAAAATGTTGATTGGAAAAAATCCTATACTCCTCTGGCCAACCAGAAGGTATAAATCTTTCGTCTCTCACCTGTCTAACAGGTGCGAAACTTCTTTCTTCATAGTGTCCTACATTACGAAGTGTCCCAAAAACCGTAGCAGTTTGGTGATCCATACTGCCAACATCTCTAACCACAACTTTCCTAAAGCTGGGGTTATTCAAAAATCGATATTTTTTCAATATCTCTTTGAACATATCTACGTCCCTATTTTTCAATAGGTCCGCCCATTTTGGACTACATCGGAAGGCGACGTGTCCATTCATTTGTACAATCGGGGATATCCGATTACACAATCTTAAATCATCGGTTATGATGATAGCAAGAAAATTACGAGTCTTTTTAAAAAGATTTGCAATAAAATCGTCGTCTTCGATGGCACCTCGAAACAACGCAGATAAATCCGGTCTCAGAGCAGCTGAGAACGAATCCTCGGTGAAAAGTTCTTCCTTTTCATCCATTGCAGCCTGAAAAATTACTTCTGTTTCAGGCCGAATATGTTCTCTCTTAGGAAAGAACAGTTGTCTTGCATCCAATTCCAACGGATCCAAGTGCTTCATTTGAAGGATGACTCCTTCAACTAAATAATACCTTTCAGTTAGCCTATCTGAAAGGAGAGTTCTGTCATTTAACATTGACATAATTAATTCCCAAGTGTCGTCATTTGGGAGTAGATTGATCCTCTCGATATCGATTCCAGAGGATAACAACCAGTCGGCGAGACCGTCGACTGTGTTTAATTTTGAGACTTTTTTAAAATCTCTTTCTTCCATTTTACCGGAAACTAGTTCGGTAAAATATTTTACGTAGAGGTATCGATTAACGATATCTCTCTCTTTCATCAGAACATTTTGCTTGTTCAGATAAATACAAACACCTTGAGCTATCGAGGCATTTCTAGGTTCTCCAAATAAATGGGGAGCCAATTCTTCGCGTATCTGGTTAACCAGATTCGGAACGGTTAAGTTTAGGAAACTTTCGTATAAAGTATGCTTTTGTGAAGGCAAACTTAAATGAGGTCGAGGTATACTCTTCCCCAGTTCTAATGCAGAGACTATTCCAGTCAATGCAATACTTGTTTTATTGTTCTTGTGATGATTTTTCACAACGTCAATATTATTAAATGGTGGGATTTTACCGATCCCTCCACAAATGACAGGGGTATATACTAACCCCTTTGTCTTATTAGTTCCAAGATAACAATCTTGGATCCAAGAATAAACATGCATCAATCTGTATTGATACATTTCTCTTTTAACGTATTGCAAATCATTTGCATACGCTTTAAACTTTCCGATTTTAGTGTCGGAGAGTGTTACTCGTTCCTTCCTAAACGGAAGGATCAAACGTATCTTTGGATAATCAATATACCAAAGATGTGAATAATCTTTCGATCTTTTAATGGCCTTCCATTCTTCATGGTAAGCCTTAATTACAGGTATATACTCTTCGGTGAAGAATATGTAATCTTCTGAGATGTATGTGTCCGCCTCAGATATTTTAAGACCTACTTGAGTTGTCAAGTAGATAAAAGTAGGTAATGCCGTTCTGTCACGGCAGTACATTAGTATGTCGTCTCCTACATTGTAAGAGGGACAGTTTAGCCTGTGGAGCACAGCTCCCATGGCAATTGTTAGGAAGACCTTGGTAACAGGGTCTCCCATTAATAAACCCCTGGACATTATAAAATCTCCATGAGGTATTTTCCCGTCAATCCTGGCACAGGTGACGTGTACATTTGAGACAAATTCATAAATTTTGTCACAATACCACTTCG